GCCTCGTGGCCGCAGTGTATCAATGGTAGATTGAGCAAACACAGTGCCTCCGGCTGTTCGAGTCGTCTGGAGGCCAAAGTATGCATCAGTAAACGTTGAAAGTGCGCCTTCAGAAGAGTTGGCGCGCAGCTCAGGTGCTGGATAGTAAACCGAAGCGCTGATGACCGATCCACTGATGACAAAAGCACTTCCCGTAGTGGCGGAAGCTAGGGCCGGGTGGCCTGTCGTGACACTGCCGGTTGCCCAGTTGCCAACCGCCGTCTTGGGCCCAGCTGGTGGGGCGCCCATGGAACTATCACCCTGAACGGCGGGGCCGTCGGTCGAAGTTATAAGAAGGCTTGCTCCTGTTTCGTCTTTCCATTTAACGTTGCCTTGATATCCAAAAGGAAGATACATAGCATTTAAGAGGCCACCTTCGATATCGGGGTTAATCTCTACGCGGATGAACTCGGAGCGGTTATCATAGTTTCCAACTTCTTGGTAAATACGATCATCTTCGCGCCAGGACAAATACTTGTCGCCAATCTTGCGCGCTACATAATTCAAGGACTCCGGATTAAGGTCACACTCAGTGAACTGCTCAACGACCTGGACTACGTTGTCCGAATCAGACAGTCGACGGACCAGGACCGTAAAAGTACCATAATCGCTTGACTCATTGGTGGACTGCCGAATGTCCTGAATAGAAATCTTCAGGTTTCGGGAGGACCAATCGCCGGCTTCCCCAAGGGCATGAAACTTCATCAAGTAAGGCTGTCGCTGGTCGCCAATATCGCAACCTACAACCCAGCCTGTTTGAGCGTTTTGCACACTGGCATTAAAGTTCGACCCGGACGCGTTCGACCCAGTGGAAAAAAGTTCGGTTACAGCTGCGTAAGTTACGCCGTCTGCGGGCTGAACGTTCTGCTTCATGAAGCGATCGAACGTTTCTCCGAGGAAATAGTTTAGCTGATTCGCAGAGTCTGTGATGCCGTCGTTGAGTAGTTCCGGGTTAGTGTTAAAAACTTTTCGGATATACTTCGAACTGTTGCGATTAAAGTTAAAAGAGGCCGTCATGGGTGTGCTATCGGTGTCCGAATTGGTGATGATTAACTTGTACTGATAGTTATTGCTACCGTCGTTCTTGACGAGAAGGTTCTGGTAACCGCCCGCCGGAAGCGCGTGCAAGTCTGGCCTTGAGGAAATCATGATGGGACTGCCGGCCGATGAAGACTGCTCAGCAATGAAACTACCTGTGAGTCCAATGCGTGCGTCGTCGTTAACGTAGAAAATGGCGCCCAAGGAGCCTGTGACAGAGCCAGAGGTGGTAGTGGCACCAGAGCCGGACTCGAACACAAAAAGACCATAGGCCTTCGTCTGAGTCCAACCTGCGAGACCCTCACCCGTCGCGGTGCCCTCAGTTGTCTGAGCACCGAGAAGGCGGATAAAGGTTAAGGGAGAACTGTTGCGAAGATACGCCTGCGCACCATAAGCTCCATAAGTGGGGGCCTGGAGGCTGGCACCGTCACGCCATACATCATTTCCGGTTTGACCCGGGGAGGGATTACCGAAAATCTGTACAAACTCTGAAAACGAGTTGACGGTGGTGGGTCGAAGGGCTGGGCCCTTCTCGGCGCGGCCGATAATGACGGGGCCGATTCCTGCCGGCGACGCCGGAAGTTGGGAGTTATCAATCTCGTTGATAAAAACCCCGGGTGATACAAATCTGTAGTTTTTAACTGACATTCGCTACGATCTCCTAATAACAGTAGAACTTTCAGAAGTAAATAGTCTTAATCCGGTCCAATAGTATTATTCTCTATAAAATCCGTCTTTTATGTTATCCGGGATATCCCCAAAGATAGTTCTTTCGCGGGAAAACTTATATTCAACAGCGTTTTCGCGCTTTATGATTTTGGGCTTTTCCTGGTTTTCGCCCTCTCCGATCAAATATCCCAAAACGTCGATGCTGATGGTGTGCTCATAGTTGCGGCGGTCCATTCCCAGCGAGGCCTTGTTGGATCCATCGGCGAAGTTGCCATCTATAAAAGTCTCATAATAATGATTCTCGTCATGAATCATTTTGGGCATCCGAGAGTTGCCTGGTATAGTAATAAAGGGCTGCAGTAGTTCGTTTATCTGCTGCTGGTACTCGGTTCGCAAACTTACTTCATATTTCACAGTGACCCACGTGGGGATTGGAATTGTAATGGTTTGATATACCGTGCGCTGGGTCGACATATTTCTTTTATTGGTGTTAGCATTTTTAGATGTTATGTTATTGTCCGGGCCGAGCTTACGTTTCGAGAAGGCATTTTGAAACTCGGCCGTCTTTTTCTGATTAATTCTGCGGGCTATAGTAATGACACCGCCCTTCTCGTCTTGCACGGGATACAAATTAGCATAAATGGAGCCGCGATTGCCGGGCTCTTTCACCACGCTGGATCGGTTTACGCTAATGAGCGGTAACTTTAGGATCTCGTCCTGGCCGCGTAGATCTTTGTTGTGTTTTATTTGATAAGCGCGTTCAGCCGAGACCCACAGCACGGGCACCTTTTTAAAACCTTCATTGGTCGTGACGGAAAGATTAAGTTCCTCATCGATAAACTTAAGCATCGCTCCGTCGATCGTCTCTAACGTAGAGGGAGCAAACTCTATCTCGTGCAGCTTGTCTGCTACGTTGGCATCGCCCACATAATCGTTTTTTGTCGCCTCTTTGTCTTCAATCTCGGCTTGGGTGCGCTTGCTTCTCGACATTAGCCTTACCCTACAAAAATGCCGGCAGGAATATTTTGAAGCACCTTGGCGGTAGAATCTTGGAGGCCCGAATCAACAGTGGCCATTTCTGCATAAGTAATCTGATCAAGCAGGGCTTTCAACTCATCCCGCAGCTGGTCTTGCTCAGCCTTAGCTTGCCCTAACAGCTCAGCAGCGTTTAATGTAATGCTCTCACCTGGGATTGGTACAGTAGCAAACTTGCCGCGGACCTGGCCAAGAACCTCTTTTGTCAAAGCTAGGGCAAAGCGACGGATCCACTGCTTTCCAATTGAGTTAATTTTATTATAAGGAATATTATTGAATGGCAACTGATTCATGTTATTGATTCCATTAATACCTGAGCGGGGCTGTCCAGTACCCTCTTCCCATGGTGCAAATTGGTTCTCAATAGAGAACTGGACCCAGAACTTCTTCGGACCAGTGCTATCCGGCTGCGGGAAAAGTCGCAACATGTTGTTTTTTATTTCATAAGAATAGTGGGAGATACGCGTATAGATGGCGTCCTCATAGGCCATCGCCTGAAGTTTATTCTGCCACGTGGGCACCACTTCAAATGTGGAGTCGTCGGCGTATTGGCCGTAGGTGCGTAGATTGCCCACGACAGAAAATCCACCATAGTAACCATAAAAGCGCCACATGGCGCGGGGAGTTCGGAAATATACCTTACGAATGATAACACGCTTGTCGATGACTTCATCGAAATAGGGCACAGTGTTGTCCGTAGCAGCCGAAGAAGAAATGATATTCTGTAAATCATAGTCTTGCTGGCCTGCAGTGGGAGCGAAAGATGCGGAATAGATAGGAAGCGTACCTCCTATATTGGTTTCTGTGGCAGATCGTTCGGAAACGCGGCGAGCAAAACCATAATCAAAACGAGGATAAGTTAGCTCAATGTCCGAGCCGGATAAGGCATGGCCTGCAATTATCTGTCCGTCCTGATCGAAAGAGGCAGTCGGGGCGCCCAGCATATCAGACAATACATTTTTTGATTGATGCAGGTTAACTAAGTAAGAATATTCCAATACAGCCTCTTCATAGGCTGAGTATACACTTCCTTCGGCAAGTTCAATATCTAAAACATCGCCCCCGAGCTTTTTATAAGTATAGGCCACCTGGTCGGCTGCACCTGAGAAGAATGCTACCGACTCATATATCCCAAAAGGGAGCGTGGCCGCAACATTGTCGGCATTCCCGGTAACTGGGAGAATGTTCGCATTAAAGGTGGATGCGGGGTTAAGATTAGGTATTGCCATGTATGGTCCTCTCTTGCTCTAATACTAAATAGAAAGCCCCGCCTCAAAAGAGACGGGGCTTTCACTATTTTGACCTTAAGTCAAATATGGCTAGACTAAGTCTTCTACAACAACCAGTCCATACATATCCGGACGCACCATCTTCTTGGCGTATCGAGTCATGACTCCCTTACGGGGCACGAAGTCTTCAACACCGAAGATCGTAGGTGTGGTCTGCAGCGGCACATAAGGTGCATACACATAGCCACTCTCAAGGAAGCTACTTCCGCGTCGGCCAACGAGGACCAAGTTACGCGGGAAGTAAGGATCGACGATGACGTCGAACTTCTTCGAAAGGGAACCAACCTTAACAGCACCCGCGTCACCGCGGTCGCTATCAGCACTCACATTGGCACGGAAGCCGGCCGTGAACTCAAGCAGATTGGCAATTTCAGGTCCGCAAACCACGAAGTTAGCCGCACCACGAAGAGTCTTACGGTGGATCTGAGCCGACACATCATTGATGGTCTCAATGAGAGTCTCATACCATTCGCTCACGTTACCCGTGAAGTCAGGCGGAGAAGCCGCATTGGACGCATCCAGGCCAGTCTCGCGATTAACGAACTTGCCGGGGAGACGCGACCAGTAACGAACACCAGCCGTAGAGCCTCGAACGAGGTCTTCCACGATCTCACGATCGATTTCAAGTGCAACCTGCTCAGACAGAATCTGAGTAAGCTCGACTTCGGCGTCAAGGTTGTGGTAGGCGTTAAGATCTTGTCCTAACTCCGGGGTCCACTTGGCCTTGAGCTTCTTGGTGACCGCCGTGACGGACACACTGTCGACCTTGATGTCGATCTCAGGAATGTTCGGATTGTTCTCAAGTCCCCAGTTGGGAGCACCAACAAGAGCACCAAGAGCATTCGCACTACCACCCTGAGCAGCGTCAAAGTTGTCCTTCATCGGGTAGGACCAGGACCAACCGTCGACGCCAGCAATGCTAGCAACACCGCCGGTGAGCTGAGCAAGAGCGCCGGTGAGGGTACAGGGACTTGGCACCAGCCATGTCATCAAAAGATTGTCGGAATCGATGTCTCCGATTCGTCCATTCAAGGAAGCCGAGCTATACATCGTCAGGCGACGCTGCAGTCGGATATTTGTGTTGATCGCGGACTGGGAGACAAAGATGCCGCCAAAGGCTCCGCCTAGGCCACCAGCGGTGTTGCCGTTGGTACCCGAAACCTGAATGGCAACGAGGTCCTGCAGATTGAATGCAGATGCATCCGCCGTAAAGTTGGCAATCGGAATCTCAGTAACGATGACCAGGGAGCCGGAGATATCCGGGTCGAACCCGGTCATTTCACCTAAAGTAGCCGAGTTAGCGCCGAACGTTTTGCCGCCGGCCTCGCCGGCAGCGTTTCCGGTCAGGTTGTTGTCTGTCCCAGCTGTACCGGTCACAATCATTACAAGTGAGTTCCCAGTACCGTTGGGCGAAACGCCCGGGACGCCGGGGTTAACCATGACGACGGAACCAGTCGGAGACGAGTAACCATTGTTGAGTGCGTATGGGCCGCGTTCGGCATCTGAGAAGCCGTCGCCGACCTTACCGAGGCTTACGCCACCGGTGATCTGCGCACCAACCACTCCACCGCCGTAGAGCGAAGAACCGGTGGGATATCCCAATCGGCCCAGAGCTGTTCCACCGTCTCCAACCGTCTGTGAGATGGTGAAGTCGAGGAAGAAGATGAGGCCCGAGGGCAAACTCATCGGCTGAACGCTAACGAGATCGTTGGCGATCAGCGCGCCGAAGACTCGGCGAACGAGGGGGAATGCGACAGCCGCAAAACCCTCAACGTCTCCACCACTCATGGTGGAAGACTCACGGAGAAGCTCTTTTGCCTGGTTCTCAAGCAATCGGGCCATACCGTTCCGAAGTGTGTCATCGCCTAAACCCTCAAGAAGTCCAGTGGACTCCCACTTACGGATAAGGGCGTCGCCCTCAGCAGCAAGATCGCGGTTAACGATACCTTCGGTTAATTTCTGTACAATAGACATTTTATAACCTCCTATAATTTGTTGTTGAATGTCATTTATTCAAACCTGCTAAACGCAGCATTCGACCCATTGCTGGATCTTTTGTTACCGTGTTGTCTCTCTTTGCGTTGATCAAAAGCGACGTAGGTCTCTGAACCACTTCACGAAGTGTTTGGGGGCGTGTTCGGGGATCAGCCGTACCCCCCACTGCGTTTTGAATTGTTTCATAGATCATACTGGCTTCTTCAACCGAATGGGCAGATTGAACAGCTTCGACAATTTGATTTTTTTGTCGCTCATTCAAGGAGGCGCTGCTTAGTGCCTTGTTTTGATAAACAAGCTTGGCGTTGTCGAGGTTCAACTTTGTAAGCTGTTCCTTCGACATCATTAAGAGGGCACGAAGCTCTCTATTTGATTCTTTAAGTTGGGATGTCCGGGCCTCATAAAGTTCCGCGTCGGATACAACGTCGGGGGCCGTTTCAACTTCCTCTTCAATTTCCTCTTCTTCGAGGTGGGCGTCCTGGGCGGCGCCCATGGCGTCGTTATTGGCCTGCTCAATACTGCTATCAGCAGAGTTGATGGATGACCATCCCTGGGGGCGTGGAGTCATATCCACAACGAGTTCTTCCACGAGGTCGGCAATCATTTCTTCGGTAAGGTCAATGTCCACATCGTCGTCATGAACAGAATCGATCGATGCAACATCTTCTTTCGCATCATTATCTAAATCAGTGTCCGTAATGTAGCCGTCCTCTTGAAGAGCATCGGCCATACCTAGAGCATCTGTGAGATCGTCGCCGGTTGCCTCAGCACCTTCGGCCTCTTCTTCTTCAATGCGAGTCTTAAGGGCGTCAAAATCAATTTCAATTAATTCATCTGCCGGGGGCGCGTCTATATCTTCGTTTTGGAAAGAGTAGGGAACTTCATCTAGAAATGAGGCATCCGCGCTGTCGGCGCTGGGATCCTCTGTCGGGATTCCTCCGAGCCCTAATTCGTCCTGCTCTAAAAGGGTATTAAGTGCACCCTTCACTTCGGCCGAATACTTCTCTAGTACGGTGTTTTCCGCATTTTTAAGTGCGGCTTCCTTGAGGGCTTTAGCGTCTACAATCGCTTCTTCTAATAGTGAAGACATAGAATTAACTCCAAATCTGATGA